TCACTCCGAATCATCAGGTCCAAACTCCCCGTGGTCGCGGTGGTATTCCCGGTGAGGGCCGATCCAGACGACGTGCAGGCCACCGTCCCATCCGTCCACCGCAGGGTGACGGTCAGGCTGCTCGATGTAGAGGCGGCTTGCGTAATCCTCGCATATGTCGAAACGCGATACAGTCCCTTCGACAGCTTCGTGGTCAGTCCCGTCGGGGTCGAAATCGTCAGACTCGTTGCAGCAATAGCCGCGCTCTGGTCCGTCAGTGTGTCGAACAGCGTGCCGACCGCATACGGACTCTTTTCCACCCGATCCTGCATCTGCAAAAAATACTCGAACCATGTGTTGGACACTAAGCCGGTCGGTAAATCGCCCCCCGACATGGGATCGATTTCCGTATTGATTAGCGCCGACGTCACCGGAATCGGAGCAGGTTTCGCCATTAGTGCATTGCGCCCTTAGCTTCGACGATGGCATCAATTATCCTCCACGGCACCGGATCAGTCATGGCGACCGCAATAATTACATTTCGTCCACTGCCACAGCGCCACCATTGGGCGCGATGCTGATATTCCCCAAGTTTACCCGCCGAGCGCCAGCGTTCTTCGCTCCATGTTTCTCCCCCATCGCCTGACACCTGCATCATAATCTGCGGATCATAGCCCTGATCCGATGACGTCACAGCAGGAGGCGCAGCCGTATTGCGGGTAGCACCCTGAAGACCAATGCCCACATCACAATGCAACTGAAACTTGTTAATAATTAACCGATTCTGTTCGTTTTCCAGAATTGGTGGGACACGCTGTCGTCGCAAGCCGTTCCCATCGACATCCGTATAGAGATCGATATTCATTTCAAAGATACGGCCTGCACCAGAGACATCGCCCACCAGATGCTTGTTAAACGCATAACAGTGATACTGTGGTCCCCACATCTGATACCGCCGTGCGTCACTATCCCAATGACCGCGCTCATGCCACATGCCAAGCGCCAAATCATAGACCCATGTGGCATTGGCGAGTGGAAAGTTTAACTCGTAGAACTGATGCCCTTGATCCTGATAGGTAAACGCCACCGCATCGGACACATCATCATAGCGACTGAACGCCATTTCCACAGCATGAGTACTGACCCGTCGCACATTATAGCCATTCATCTGCACGACCTGACGATCTCCATCCTTGCTTCGTGCCAGCCATAAAGTCGATGCACCCAAGGTTTTCGCGGAAAACGGAGCCGCAATGCCATACGGAATCACAATCCCCGGCACGGGCGCGAACGGCATCGGGGACGTCCCGGCATCGTAAATCGGTTCCGTCGTTTCCGTACCAAAGAGAAGAATCGTGCGGTCCCGAATAACCATCGCCTGCCACGGATCAGGGGCCGCAGACCGCTGTAAAGTATTAAGGCCACTCCATGTCGTGCCATCCAGCAAGTCAGAGACTTTTAACGTAGAGGTCGCCGCATCCAGCCCAAGAAAATAGCCGTCAACCATGCCTCCCTGTGTCACATCTGTGACCTGTTCACCAAATACTTCTGTCGAAAAGTTGTAAATATAGCCCTTATCGCCACTAGTAATGAATAATTCATTCCCGGCGTCCCCATTCATGGCAAATGTCGCGGGATTGCTGTCGATAGCAACCGTGCCAATCTCGGTTAACTCCCCCGTAGAGGACATTTCATAGATTTTTGTCCCGATAGCAGCAAACGCACGCCCCGCTTGGGCAAATAATCCACGACAGGCTGCACCTTCTGTCGCATTTTCCGCAAATAACGCTAGTCCGGGCGTCGGATACAGCACCAACCGCTGCCGATTCGCTACTTCCAAACGCTCAGGATACATATTCATGCACTGTTCCGGTCGCGCCATCAGGCTTTGAGAGATATACGATGGCCCACAGAAGCCGGGATACGACGGCATTAGAACAATCCTCCTCGAAACTGACTGTTCGTCATCGTCCGGCTTCGTCGCGTCAGTGACGGATCAATCGGCACCTCGCGTATCCGCACATTCGCACGCTTAATGCGTAGCATCGAACTCGATGCTTGCTGGCGGAGGTCCGGCGAGACGGGTATCCCATAAAAGGGAGCCAATTCGACGGCCAGATTGCTCCGAATGGCCCGTTCGTATCCCGGCGGAAACGTATAGGCCGTTGAGAGATCAGCAAACTCCGTAAGCGGGGTCGGGAGATACAACACCAGTTGCGTCGTCCCGACATTTGGCACCGGCCAGACATGAATGTTGCCCAATCCCGATGCCCACTCATGGTCAAACCAGATGCCCTGAATCAGACCAGACTGAAGCGTCTTTTGCGAGATTCCGGCATACTCCTCATCCGTAAAGAGTTGTCTCGGTGCTTCCACTGGCGTGCTTGATCCCGTATCCAGAATCAACCCGACGTCCTGTATCCAGATCGGACGGGCGACATTGATAGTCCCCCCGCTGCCAATCGTATAGCTCGACGTCCCACTCGCCAGCGTATGGGTCTGGCGCTTCACCGTATAAATGGTGTTGCGCTGAATCCCTAACTGGTCGATCCACTCGTTCAGGACGTTAAGCGCGAGTGCTGCGTCCTCACTGGAGATGGTATCAATCGCTCCGGCGACCCCGATAGACTGTAGTGCGCGAGTGGCGAAGTCGTTCGCACTTGGCATTAGTGTGCGCCTCCAGTACTCGCGGCCAGAAATGTCGCGTTCGCGCTCCCTGATGTATACGCACTCACCCTTGCCTGTACCAGTCGATACCCTGCGACATTCGCTCTCCACGCCCCTGCCGCCGTCGCAGAGGACGCCGCCGTCGCACTATTCGACGGGAGCATATTAAAGGCGACAAAAGTTTCCCCATCGACCGACGCTTCAAATTGTACTGTCAGGGTAAAGGTGCCAGACAGTTGAAATCCCACCGCCCCTAAGCCTCGGACGTCAAACTTCAGGACTTCGCCATTGGCGTCAAAGATGCGTTCAGCTATTGGCGCAGCCAGACTCATGATCCACCTTGCAGGATCGACTTCACCCGGTCTTTCACGGCTCCGCCAAACTCTTCTTCTGTCAGACCGAGCTGAGAGGCAATTTCCGCGATAAGCGCCCGAACCGCGACATTGCTATCGATCCGGTCAATCGCCGCCTGTTCCTGCTCGATGCCCTGTGCGTGATAGTCCGTAGCCCATTGCGCCAATTTACTGGCCGATGGCTGTCGTCCGGGTCCGTCCCATCGGACAATCTTCTCGTCGTCGCCAGAGCCGCGAGTCACCACCCGCGCTGTCGGTTCTTTCCACCGTATGATTTCTGATAAATGATGACTCATATTAGACATCCACTTCTAGAAGGACCATCGTTGACGTGCTGGAGTTCAGACCCACATATACAGTGCCGGAATCCCCTTGACTCATAAATTGGGTTTTATAGACGATCTCGCTGTCTGTTTGGGGATCATCAAGCACCGACCAACTCGAACTACCTGTGTAAATCGTGCCACTATCAGCCGTGTAGGCTTGGGAGTTTTCCACCGCAATCGTGGTGGAATCTCTGAGGAGCTGCGTGTGTACGCGAGTATTTGACGTTACTTTACCCACCCCGTTGTGGGATACCAGTACCAATATTTTATTATCGTCGTCTGAGGGGGTAATCGACGCAGTGAGTCCCGTGTCAGCCATCGTGCTGGAACTTGACGACGCCGACGACGTATCTACTCCATAGACCACCTGCAGAATCTTTCCTCCACCACCGGAAGGAGCCGCCCACCCAATATCATTGGCATCCGCCATCGTCAGGACGTTCCCGGAGCTGCCTTTGGCGAGTCGTGCGCCGGTCACACTTCCACTCGTCCCAACCAGCAGGTCCCCGCGTGTCGTTAGCGGAGAAACATCCGCAAACGTCGCTGCCGCCGTCGCGCTCGTGATTGCTCCCGTCCCGGCACCCTTCAGATAGTTGCCAGACGTATGGGTCGCCGCGCCAGTGCCGCCACGGGCCACCGCAAGAGTGCCAGCGGTCACATTATCGACGTCAAGATAGTAGGAGCCGTCCTCCCCATCAAGGGTTTCGGCATCTCCGCCACTCGATCCAATGCGCCCGGAAGCGGAGGAGGCTAAGAATGTCACATCGGCACTGCCAGAGGTATAGGCGCTCACTCGCGCACGCATGAGCTTGAATCCTGCGACATTCGCAGACCACGCCCCGGCCGCCGTCGCATTGGTCGCCGCAGACGTGCTATTACTCGGCAACATCCGCAAGGATACCCACGTTTGTCCGTCTACCGTGGCTTCAAATTGGACGGTGAGCGTGAATGTGCCGCTTAATTGGAGGGCGACGCCGCCCAATCCACGCACATCAAGGAGTAAAAGTTCGCCATTCGCATCAAAAATGCGAGAAGCAAGTGGGGCAGCACCCATTGTTAGCCCTTCTGACGCGCTTTGCGTCGTGGTTTAGCGTTCGTTTTGGGTTTCGCTGGAGCTTTCGAGACAGCACTCCAGATCGTAGGCGAATCAGCCCACTCCGACCCTAATGCGCGATCTTCCTGCTCAGAATCGACCACCCGTGTCGCGCCGTCACGGTGATATCTTACGCCCGGATATGATTGATGTATGTACGGAATTGCAGCAGCCACGATGAATCCTTTCCCTGCCATACCTGTGCCAGCATCATGCCGCCTAGCACACTGATTGCCACCATCGGCAAATACATCTGGTGTTCACTGAAAAAATTGTACTGCGGCACCACCAACCGTGGGAACACGGAGAGGATTATCCAGCCACCCGCCCATGTCCACACTGGTGCCTGCTTCCACATCTTGACCATGACAAGAACCGACAGAAAGATCAACCATCCTCCGACAAACCGCCATAATAAACTCAGGGTTGCCATATCATGATCCACGGTGAACCCGAACGGCCACACCACTAGAGCTAAAAGGCGAAACAATGCCCCGATCTGGGTGCCAAAGAACTCCGCCCACGACAAGGACGATCCTCCCGCATG